AGCACGTGAAGTCAAAAAATATGGTAATATTGCCAATAATACATGGTTGCCTGTATGTATGGGTATTGATCATACATGTATTCCTGATAAAGTTATTTCAATGGTTCAACAACGTGGTATTTATAATGATAAAAAAATAGATGGATGGAAATACTCTTGTAGTGGATATGATAAACGATATGTACAACGTGATACTACCGCACAGTTAAATGACTCATATCCTTAATATTTGATGTAGACGGTTTGAAACCAGCCCTGAGTACGAGCATTTTTCATAGTTATTTTATGTTCCCACTCCTCTTTTGCTACTTGTGATAATGTTGAAATATCTATGAGTATAAACTCATAATCTTTACTTTTTCCAAACTGCCAAACTGTGTCCAGAAATCGCATACGTTCATTATCGGTTAAAGGTATTAATGTTGGAATTGGATTTACGCAAATATCATATGTATTATATGTTATTTGCGAATGTTTAATACATTGATCTGAAGGTATAGATACTATAAGACAATTCGTTACATTTTCGGTTGTCTTAATAATTTTTGTGTGATTATGAATAATCATCACAATATAACAAGGGTCATATGAATATTTGTTTACTTCGGACATTCCTAACAAACTTAGTTTTTTTGGAATGTTATGTTCAATTTTTATAAAAATTTAGTACTTAAGTGCATCGATCTTTTCATCAAGATCGGGACCATAACGTTGGAATTCATTTGAACCAGTTAATGGATCAGGACGGTATATATATTCACCTTGTTCGGGAACACCAGTTGTGCGATCCTCCTCTTTATTAAACTGTCCATCAACTGGAGCACCTTGCTCATCACCATATGGAGCGGGCTCAAATGGCTCTTTCACATCTGACTTGATTGTGTTGTACATAGGATTTTGAGGATTAGTCTCCTGAAACTCGTTATATACGCGTGGACCAGAGGCATCTGTCTCATATGGACGTGTTGATACACGAGGTTGATTCATAATTGTATCTTCTCCATATCCACGAGCAGCAGGCTTTACTGCTTGACTGGCGGATGACATGGTGCGATGTACATTACGCTTGAAGAATAAAACCGCAATTAATAAGAAGAGTGAAAGACCAACTGCCGGGTATACAGAAAAGGCAACAAGAGCTACAATTACGAGTAAAACAGATGAAACTGGAGACTTAAATAACTGTGTTGGAACAGACATATAATCTGTTGCAATCGCAGTTGTTACACCCAAAACTAATGCTGTTAGCAGAGCTTCAATAGGTGCTTTGCTCATCTTCTATTATGGACAAGCGATAAAAAATGAAAAGAGAATAAAAATATATTTAATTTTCTTAGATGCTTCCTAAAACTATACTTACATCTAAGGGATATTCTATTGAAAAAACAGCTTGTACACTTGATGATATATCAGCAATAAAGAAAGAACTAAATGTATCACCTGCTAAAATTCCTACATTTGCTGCTAATACTGTTTCTTTCAAACTTTGGCTAGAATCTCCAACTCGTTATTATTTACCAACTGCCTGGGCATCTCAACGCTTTGGGAAAGCTCTAGGTGAAACGCGTCCTGAAGGCGACCCTTTGCCAACATCTTTAGTCTTTCAGGGAACACTGCGTCCTCATCAAGTGGAAGCTTTAGCGGCATTTCGTGCTGCCGGACGATGTGGTATTATTTGCTTACCGTGTGGATATGGTAAAACATTTACAGGTATAGCCGCAGCGTCCGCTGATCCAGCTGTAACATCACGATGCTTTATGGTTGTTGTTCATAAAGAATTTCTAGCCGACCAATGGACATCTGAATTGAAAACACTATTACCTGGTGTTCGAATTGGTCGTATTCAAGGTGAAAAATGTGAAATTGGACCTGATATTGATGTAGCAATTGCTATGATTCAAACAATTTGTTCACGTCCATATCCTGTAGGAACCTTTGCCCGTTTTGGATTTGCTATCTTTGACGAAGTTCATCATCTTGGTGCCGAACACTTTAGTCAATCTCTCCAACGTATAAATTGTCGTCGTATGCTTGGGTTGACAGCTACACCAACACGTACTGATGGATTATCTAAAGTCTTTGAATGGTATTTAGGACCAATAGTATATCAAATTAAGAATCGTCCTTTGGATGATACAGTATGTGTAGAAGTTATGCGTTATGTATGCGACGATCCAGCATATGCAAATGTTCCAACTGATTGGAGAGGAAATGTTATTTCAGCAGTTATGATTAATCAGATTGCAGATTATAAACCTCGTACTAATGCTATATTAGAATGGGTACGACCTATGCTAGAAGAAAACGGCCGAAAACTTCTTATATTATCTGATCGTCGTGACCATCTTAGTATGTTTGAAGAAGGATTTAAAACCCGTGGAGTGGAGTCAATAGGATATTATGTAGGTGGAATGAAGCAAAAAGATCTAGATGAATCAGCAACAAAACACGTTATTCTTGGTACTTATGCTATGGCCTCAGAAGGAATGAATATTCCGAGTTTGAATATGGTGCTTTTAGCAACTCCTAAAAGTAATGTTGAACAATCTGTGGGTCGTATATTACGACTTAAGAAAGAAGAACGCACAGTCCAACCTATGATTTGTGATGTTTTGGATTCTGCGTTTGTACAATGTTTTGGACAGTGGACAAAACGTAAACGGTTTTACAAAAGTTGTGGATATAAAGTTCGGTTTATTGGAGAGGCTGAGGCTGGTGAGGATAATGATATAAAGGATAGCACGCCAAAGGGAATATGTATGATTCAGGATGACTAATTATATTTAATAAATATATAATTAGGTATTTTTAATTATTTAATATTTACGATAGGCCTTGCGGTTCTTGCGTGAGGCCTTGCGGTTCTTGCGTGAGGCCTTGCGGTTTTTGCGGCTGGCCTTGCGGTTTTTGCGGCTGGCCTTGCGGTTCTTGCGTGAGGCCTTGCGGTTCTTGCGTCCACCTCCTAAACGGGCCGCATTTGGCACTACATCATTGTAGGCGGTTATACCATCTGGTAATGTAGAACCAAACTCTGTAGATGGACGGAAGTGAAAACCTGCTGTTTCTGCCTCGTACTTTGGTAACATGGATCCAGGTGCCTTGTAGCAATCATCACTAAAACCATTACCAGTACTATAGGATCCACCTGCCTGTAGACTTGGTGCTGTTTGGTTTGGTGTAGCGGAATATAAATCCGCAGGAGCACGTACATCGGCTGTAAGACCTTGCTCATTAAACTGATTTGGAGCACCAGAACGACCATCACATGGTACACCAACGTGAAGTGGTGCTACATTTGGACCATCGCCCCCAATACTTACGCCTGGAAATACATCAACAGCACGGAAAGAACCTCCACGCATTTTACGTTGAGTACGACGACGACCACCGGTCCATGGCTTAGGAACAGAACAACCGCAGGCACCACCAGCCATTGGTGTTTGTACTAAACTTAAATCGGGTTTGTATCCCCAATCCGCACCACCGGCCATAGCAACCTGGGCAAGGTCGGGATTCAAAGGTGGATCCCATTTGCCCCATGTACCATTAGCACTGGGTGGAGGAAGTACACCGCCACGGCTACGACGTGTGCTACGACGTTTGCCGCCAGCCATTGTAACTTGTGCTAGGTCGGGATTAGGTTGATTAAATAACTGACCTGTACGACTGGGAATCGAACAATCACTGTATGGATTGTTAATAAGTTGTTTTTGAGCATAAGTCCAGTCATCTGTAGGAATTGGTACTAATGCTGGTCCAGCAGAAAAACCGCCGCCACGTTTGGCACGGAACGCACAGCGTTTCATACTTTGCTTACGCAATGCACGATTCATCCTCTAATGGATACATCGGATTTTTTATTTTTATAAAACAGCTGTAACTTCATATTTATCAAATTGTTTATTATGAACAGCAGATACAGGAATCATTTCTACTTTATCTGAAATTGCTTCACGTAACGCACGACTGACAACTAATGTTCGAACCAACGCAATACCCATACGTTCATCATTCTTAAAGATAGCGTATACATCGGGGCCCATTCCAGCCTCTTTTTTCACTGTAAACTTTACAGAATCTGCTTTATTTATTATTTCATTCTTATTTGGACTTGATTGAACTGTTGGATTTGTAGTCTTTGGTGACGATTGACTTCCTATGTAAATCATACGCTTTTGATTTGGTTGATTTGGTATAAATTCAATGACAGATCCTTGTTCAGGTTCTTGAATCGTTGCTAGTGGAATATATGTTGCCATTATGATTGAAAGACCCTGAAGTTGTGAATCCTCTTTCCAATGGTCTGTCGTAAAAGTATTCATAATATTATTCCAACGTTGTTTGAATTGTTCTGTGAACCATACAGACTTTTCTTGCCATACAAGAACATCTTCTAATACCATTGTTTTATCACGTGTAATATAGGCTGAAAAGATAGCTCCTTTCTCTTTCAATATATCACTTAGACGCATACGAATACGTTGTGGTCCAATTTTAGCTGCTATAGGAGGTAGAAATACTGCATAGTCTAATCCAGGTACGACCGCGAGGAAACCTGATAGGACACCCCGTGGTCTGATTGCCGCAACAAAAGTTCCTTGACTTAATGCGGATTTATCATTGTCGTTCATCATACGACTAATTCCAATATATTTACCTCGTGCTCCCCATCCAAAACGACCACAATATTCTTCCGCTGTATTGACCCACTCCATTTATGACAAAGTATATAGTTATGAATATGTTTTCATTTTTTAGACCAGGGTTGAGTTTCTAATTTGGCATGATTACGGCATGAAAACTTTTTAAGTGTTTTTCCGCGTGAATGAAGCACTGATTTGATACATATTGGAATCGCACGTTTTTCATTTTTATTTTTATAAGATTTTTGGACTTTTTTTATACATCCACATAATTTTTTGGGTAATGACTCATACATATCTATATATGCTTGTTTTTTTATATCATTGAATATGCTACACCAGCTTCTGATGTATCAAACGCAGAAATACCTGCCATAAACTCACCACCATTCTGAGCCATTTCAGGAGCATAACCGGCCGCATTATGACCACCTGGTCCACTTTGCTCAGATCCAATCTGAGCTGCTACAACATTGCCCATACCTATACCAGGATGACGCTCCATCATTTGTTCTGGATGACGGAAGTTAGATCCAAATTCAGAATTCATATATACTGTTTTATTTAATGGATCTGATGCCTCTGGAATATCATATTGTGTTGCTGGTGGAGATGCCTGTAATGGCTCTGGAGCTCGTAAATCTTCCTCAGTTTGACCTGGTACATGCGGCATACGATTTGGAGCTGTATGTGTTTGTACAACTGGTGCCGCTTCTGAATCGTCGCTTGTATGACTATCAGGAATATTCTGCATATAATCTGGTTCTTGGGCAAATTTTACTTGCTTTGTATTTGTATGCTGTAACATTGGACCAGCTGATACACTTGGATTAAAACTGGTTATTCCAGGCATAGAAATATTAGGCATGGCTAAGTTTGATAACGGTATATTTGGTAATATTGGTGAATCTCCTGCTTGTGATGCTTGTATAATATGATAACCAAAAAAAGCAAATACACCTAAAACAATTAATAGAAAAAGCCATGAAAGAGGTATCCGGGTGGCCATAATTACTTACTACCGTCATAGTTGAATTTTTGTATGTGTCACCCGCACCAAAAATTTAGACTTATAAATTAGAAACTAATTACATGTCTGTAACTGCTGATATTTCAGGTGTAGCTGCTGATATTTCTGGTGTAGTTGCTGATGCTAAAACTGTTATTGCTGATATTTCTGGTGTAGTTGCTGATGCTAAAACTGTTATTGCTGATATTTCAGGTGCTGTTGCTGATGTAAAAGATGGTGATATTTCAGGTGCTACTGCGGATATTTCTAATGCTGTTGCTATAGTTGAAAGTAAGAGTTGCTGGAACTGTAAATCAAAAGCTACCTTAAAGACTTC